AAGAACCGCACGCACCAGGTTTACAGCATATTCTTTGTGGTAACCGCTCACCCGAATCAAAGGCGATTCATTCGAAGAGGGCGTGCGTTACGCCCTCGACTATCTCCGTGAAGTGTACGGCGAAGGTATCGAGGAGACAGACCTATGGGCAGACTATATGGACGAGGAGAGCAACTAATGAGCGACTTCAGTACATACGAGATAGTGGTGAAGGTAGCTATCCGAGTGAGNGCATACGATAAAGAGAATGCTGTAAACGTGGCGCGGGAGATTCTCTCTCCCGTTGCCGGTGTTATGTTCGTGGAAGGGGCTAAGTAAATGAATAACGGAGCTCGCACACTTAAACGAGAAAGAGATGAACGCGGGGCGTGGAGACTAGATGATAACGATAGATTTTATGTAGACGGAGAGGCGGGGCGAGAGTACGGATATATAACACGCCTTACCGGCTCTTATGTCTGCTATACCTGCGGGCATTTATGCGACTGTGGAGAGGGAGAATAATGAGCGACATTAGCAAGCACGGCGAGGAGCTCGGCAAGATGAACGCCGAGCTTATCAAGGAGCTACAGGCTAACCGCGACCGGCGCAGAGCTGAGAAGGAGAGAGAATCGATCGATTCCCCGCTGTTAAGCACGAGCTATTACTCAGAGTGCGAGTGCGGGCAAGCGCTAGAAGGAGAGGGCGAGTATGACCCCGCAGACGGCACACTCTACGGTAACGATTGTCCAGCTTGCGGTGATGAATTCACCGTACTCGGCTGGTTCGAGGAGTGCGTCTATTGCGACGAGTTCCACCCCGAAGGAGTGTGCGAGTAATGAGCGAGGTTAAAGATTGTAATTGCGCTATTGATAACGAAGTGTTGACAATATGCGAAGGGCATACATTAGAGCTGTCTAACCTGCTGGCAAACCCGCCAGCTTGGGCGATTAGAGCAAGAGGGGGAAAGTGATGAGTGAACTGTTATATCTTGGCTCTATCCTGTTAGCTGTCGGGGCGTACGCTGTCGCAGGTTGGGCGCTCTGGCAGGTGGTAGAGGGCGCGTACTGGGTTTACTGCAAGCTAACGGGAAAGGAGTATTAAATGGAGTGCCTACAGCTAGACGAGGGCTTCATCCCGTGCCTTCGACATCTAGACGGGACTAAGTGCTATCTCATATTCTGCCTCGATTGTGGCAAGGATATACGGAGAGAGTGCGAGGACTAGAGACGCGACTATCGCACTCTCCTATCTATGGGGGAGAGTGTGGTAGCCTGTAGCTAGTACGGACAGGGCAAACACTAGAGAAAGAGGACAAGATGAACGATTACACCGTGTTGGTAAACCTTAAGGGCGAAGCTATCTCACTCGGCGCAAGCGATACGCAAGAGGCTATTGCTAAGGCGAAGGAGATTATTGCAGAGCAATATGGCGAGAGCGTTGCGAATGACGCAGAGTACAAGTTGGGAGAGTAGAAAGATGAATGGCAAGCAACTAAAGGAGACGCTGGCGAAAGTAGAAGCTGGCAAGCTGTATGACATATTTAACCTATTGCCTGAAGTGGCAGGGGGAAGGGTTTGGGTTGAAGCTATCAAGGAGACGGCGCGAGATATGAAGGACTATCTCGACGATTCGATCGAGTATGACATAGATGACCTGCGTGACCTATCTATGAGCTATGCGGAGAGAGAGGTAGAGACCTATCACCGCCTCATCAATGAGAAGGTGCAAGCGCTTCAGCTATGGGCTAGTGATGACCTTGATGATGATGTGCGCGAGCTTAATCAAGGCGCAGAGTATCCAACTATTACCCAACTAAATATGCAGTACTTGTATTGTGCCAGCGTGCAACTATTCGGTGCGGTAGCCGACCAAGTATTCCAGCATACAGAGGAGAGCGAGGCGGTGAGCGCGTGAGCTATAAATACAGCTTCGGAGATACTGCGTCAATGAGTACGGAGCAAATGCTAGAGGCATTGAAGGCTAAAGAGATTCCACCCCGTTGGGTGGTAGGCACCGGATATAAAAATGCTCGCAAGGTAGCTATTGATTACCTTACGGAGCGACTAGAAAATGAGAAGGTGGGCGCATAATGCTTAAGATTGATAGCGAAGGCGCAGAGCTATGCCTACCCTGCGGGCAGGAGATAGACGGCGTGCTAATAGAGAGAGCTGGCGAGTGTGTCACTTGCGGGAGAGAGGTAGAGGGTAATGAATAGAGATCGCAACAGTATCCGGCTAGACATTGACGCAATACTGGCAAACAGGGCAACCCTGCCAGCGAAAGAGAGGGAAAGATTGCGCTCTCTATTAACACAACTGGAGATGGCTTGGCACGATTACGGATACGCCGTAGGCGAAAGAGACGGGCGTTTACTGGAGAGGGAGAGCGCGTGAGCTATTACGAGGCAGACGCTTGGGCTAATCACCAGCTGAACGAGATCGAGTGCGGTGAGTGCGGGCAAGAGTATGACGAGCAAGAAAGTGAGGGCAACATCTGCCCCACTTGTAAAGAGAAAGAGGGAGAGTAATGAGTGAGATACTAACTTGCGCTAATTGTGGGTATGAGATAGACGAGGCAAGTAGTCAAGGCTTCTGCAGTAATTGCGAGCGAGCTTACCAACTAGGGAAAGAGGGAAAGAATGAGTAAGTGCCACGCCTACGGGTGCAAGAGTGAACAGCAAGAGGACTTCTATATGTGCGACTACCACTATGGCGTAACGTGCGGGGATCACCTAGTACCTATTAAAGATTGTGGGTGCAGAATATGAGTGACACGATAACCCTAGTAAGATGTTCCGATTGCTGGTCAATATGGGAAAAGTCGGAGATGGCAAACGGTTGCCTTGATTGTAAAGAGATAGAGAAAGAGGGAGAACTATGAGCGAGAGTATGGAGCAACTAATGGAGAGGGAGATAGCGGAAGCTATCGCCACCCTTAACAAAGCAAACAGCGCACTCGATAGGCTATTCGGTAAACAAGAGAGAAGGGGAGAATAATGGGAGAGATTATTAGCTTTCACCCACCTAAGCAGGAGCTTATCCTGCTCTATGAGGTGGTAGATGAGAGAGGGAACGCTGAGTGGGGTGGCAACAGCGAGAGAGAAGCTCTCGCGTGGATCGCCAGCTCGCCGACAGCTGTACGGATACTTGTATCGGGCTGGACAACAGATGCAGATGACGCATACCTAGTAGGCGAGCCGTTGGATATCACGGCAATAGTAAAAGAGGCGAGTAGATGAGCTACTGGCTGGTAATGGGAGCTGTCCTACTGGTAGGCTACCTTATGATTAAGAGAGGGAGAGCGTGAGTAAACAAAGAATAGAGTCTGCGAGTAAGCAGGCGGTGAGCTACAGAAACTACAGACGAGCGAGAGATCGTGCGTTGGTGCGGTTGGCACAAGCCTACCCCGATGAATACAAGGAATACTTGGAACAGGAGAAGGCTTATGACGAGAGCGAAGGCAAGAAATGGGTTGATATTACTGGGCGCACTAATGCTCCTCGCACTAGAAAAACCCTGGCAAGAAAAACTAACGCTAAACCACGCAGAAAAGCCAGTAATAAGTCAAAGGCTACACGCAACAAAGGCAGAAAAAGATGAGAACCGGAGAATCGCAAGGCAATATAGTAAAGCTCTCGGATATTCGCCAAGAGAGAGAGCGTGCCTTGTCACCCTATGGACCCGTGAGAGCAGGTTTGACCACCTCGCAAAGAACCAGCGAGGAAGTTCGGCTTATGGAATTGCTCAACTCCTTAGAGAGCGTAGTGGAGAACCTGAACTTCAAGTCCTTCACGGTCTACGATACATTAACCACCGCTATAGAGGGAGTGCGTGTCGCGCTCTTGCATTCCACAATAGACGAGGGTGGTACTGATACACTTTAAGTGCATAGTTTACCTTCTCTAAGCAGCAGCTAGCCCTCACCGTTTACCTCTTTCCGGTGGGGGTTAGTGCTTTCTCATAACAACTACAGCGGAAGGGAACGGCGCAGAGCCGTTGCCATTACCAAACTTTAATCGACCTTTAATAAATCTGATCTCGTGATGTATGCAGCTATCCCACCACCAGTTAGTGTCGGTGCGTGCGGGCACTAAGCAGACCACAGTAATACCCTTCTTGCTTTCAGCGTCAGCCTTAGCTACGAAGTCCTTGATGATACGACCGTAAGGTGGGTTCAACCAAACAGCACCACCTTCGGAAGCGCCCGACCACTCGACGGTGAGGGCGTCTCGTCTCCAGCCGTACTCGTGGTCAGGTCCGAGGTAGTTGGGTACGACGGCAGAGGAGCGCAGCGCAGCTGCGTCCAAAGTAAAGTTAAACTCTTGATGTAGCTTCTCAAAGAAGTCTCTTGGTGTAGTCCACGTGTCATCTAGCGATGAACGCATACCACTATTGAATCCTTGCGTCATCTCTTTTTGATCCAGACTTGTGTGTTCTTAGTAAGTATCTCTAGGTCTAGCTGATGACGGTGGAGAAAGAGATCGATACCAACCTGCGGTGCAAGGCGTGGGTCACCGGACTCGTGACCCCAGGTGTAATCATCAAATGCCATAATGCCACCGGACATAAGAAGTGGCCAAGCAAGTTCAGCGTCTAGTAGAACACCAACAGTTGTATGATCTGCGTCTACGTAGATGAAGTCATACTTGGTAACGTAAACAGCTCTTGCCCTGATGAGAAAGTTATCAGTCCTGCTTTCTATTGAAGTAACAGGAAAGTTCTTAACCTTATCCTTGTATGTATTAAATACATCAGCAAAGTCCATAGTCTCGTGATCAGGCTCGTCACTACCTTCCCAAGTATCAACATCAGTAAGGCGTGAGCCTTCACCGGTAAGTATATTCTGCAATAGCCATAGGCTAGCGTCACCAGTAAAGACACCAAGCTGTAAGAAACGTAGGTTATCTTTACCAGCAAGCGGTGTAAGGAAAGCCTCGAAGTTATGCTGTGCTGTCTGAGCAAACCAATTAGGATACTTAGCCACGCTTATTGTCCGTGCTATAGAACCCTGGTGCATTGAATACTACAGTGGGTGCTGACCACTTACGTTGAAAGGTAGAGTCACACTGCGAACAGATGTACGTATCCTCTGGGTCATTGATACCACGTGTAATAGTACGTACGTCACCGCAACCTGGGCACTCGTAATCGTATGTCATAACTTCACCGCTTCCTCTATGTCTAGATATCCAACTATCTTATCTACCTTGTCGCTGTTCTCAAACTCTGTTGTTGCTGGCATTTGATGGACAAACCATTCAGGCTCATCTATCTCCGTGAGATCAAAGGAGTAGATACCAAGCGGTGTACTGTTGATATAGAAGGGCAACATCTCACGATGATAGGCTTGGGTGATGAGCTTGCGATACTTCATCTGCTCTATAAGTAGCGTAGAATAATGACTTTGGCGACACTTCAACTCTATGAAGTGACCGGCCTTTGCACTGGTACAGTCGAAGGCGTCGTAGATACCAGGTGCTCTCTCTAAATCTGGATAGAGATTCAGCTTAAGAAAGTCAAAGAGTATTAACTCGTTCATTACTGATACGGGCTAGGCCCACCCAGTTCCTTGTTCAAGTTACGCAGGGCACGGTCACACCTACGGTCTGCTGTTGTGAAGTGACAGCCTAGTATCTCACCTATCTGTTCTAGTGTGCAGCTCTCGTGATAGCGCAGTACTAGGATTCTCTGATCTTCTGCATCCAACTTTTCATAGCAGTTCTTAATATCAATAAGCATAGCAAGAAGATTCCCACCTTCTGCAGGGCTTGACGAACCTTTAGGTTGTCCATCTTTAATCATCTCCTGTGCTTGTTCTAATACTGTGCCGTCAATAACTGAGGCGATAACAAAGGGTAGCAACTGAGCCAGTGCACCGGTCTGGTAGTAGGCTTCATCGCTGGTCTGGTATCCAGACTTAGCTGCCTTCTCCTTGCGTGCGTAGCGTTCAGCAGCACGCTTCATCTGCCACGCTATCTTCTGCTCGTTATGCTTACGCTCAGTCTCGTTCTCTATATTCAACTGACTGTTGATGTACTCAGTACGTATCAACGCCCACTGAATACACTCCTGCTTGATGTCGTCACGGTCTACCCACTTGTTGTATTGATTGTGTACAACACGAGCTATGCTCGGTACAATATCGTAGACGATAGGGTTTAGTTCAGTCACAGTCAGGTAACACCAAATCTATTGTGTGCTGTATGTTCAGCAGCTTGATGGCAAGGAAATCTATGTAGTTACTGGCGTCTGCTAACTCTTCAATCAATTCTCTAATGGTATCTGAGGTAGTAAACGCCTCGAACTTTTGTCCTTGTGCGTGTGAGTACTGCTCGTGACCTACACCCTTGACTCTGTTAGCACGAAGCGAAGCGAATGATTCAATGAAGGATGTCAGGTCCTCAGTGGAGACACCCCCTGCACGGTAACCAACTACTGCTAAGTGATCTACTAACGGGTTGCTGTTGGACATATTAGTAACGTCTCCTTCTCGTAATTGATTTCCAAGATGTGAAAGCCCATAGTATGCAAAATCTGTACCATCTGCGACCATTCACCCTTATCCATTTCCTTCACCTACCAGCAAAGCTATTGTGCTTTCAGCACCGTGAGCCAGGTAGTAGTCATTGATGTCCATATTAGGTGGAAGTGTAACAATAGTTCCGTTCAATACTTCGGAAGCAACGCGCTTAGAAAACTCAGCGCCAGGGTTGGTACCATCTTCCTTCACATCATTATCACCTACGATATAGACGGTGTCATAACCGTTAAGCAGCTTACTAAAGTGTGGCTTCCAAGCCTGTACTCCAGGTACTCCAACTGCTGGTATACCTAGAACACCTGAGACTATGACTGTATCTAACTCGCCTTCACAAACCACAATGTGTCTACTCAGTATGGTTGTGTCGACGACGTTATAGAGGTGGGCCTTCTGCCCAGTAGGGCTACCGTACTTGGGCTTACCATCATCTAGCCTACGGAACTTGAAGCCTACGCAGTGGTTAAGTGCAGTAATGTATGGAATAGATATCCACCCATCGTGCATCTCGTGACCGTTCATAGGATCGACCACACTGCCAAGCATATAGAGCGCAGCTACCTCTTCAGATATCCCACGTTCTGCTAGCGCGACGATTGCCTCTGGACTTATCTGTTGTGCGTATCGCTGCGCCGCTTCCAGCTGCAATTTCGACTGCGCGTTTGAGGCCATCGTTAAACTCCAAGTTCTCTAGTATGCAAACTATGTTTGCTGCATTACCACCCTTACCGCAGGTATGGCAGTAGTACAAGTTATCGTACGTATTCATTACAGCAGAGCGCCTGCTGTCAGAGTGTAAGCAGCACCGCACACTAGCTGACTTACCCTCTCTTACTTCACCGCCAAAGAACCTGACGATGGCATCTATTGGGATGTCGTTTGCGTTTACTTTACCTTTGAAGCCGGTGTTCTTACGTAACCTGGACCAGTCTTGTGCTGACATACGCAACCCTCGCATTGTTCGTGATGTGCTTCGCTAAGTTTAATCTGGTTCAGACGATTGTATTCACCAGCTTCAGTGCAGGGCTGACAAATCACCAGTCGAATCCTAAGCCTAACTCAATATAAGGAAGAGTTAGCATTATTTCTTTACGATGTTCTGCCTTGTCTGTAATCATAAAATAAAATCTAAACTCTGGATGGCGTCCTGAGATATTAGTTATTTTCATTTTCCACCTCTGGTAGGTATTCCTCTACTGCTTCCTCTGCGTCAGCTTCAATGATAGCTGCATCGAGTTCTGTATTGGGATCCACTGGGCCTGTTGATGTGCTGATGATTCCTTCTGGTACTGGTGTCATTGTTTTTCCTTTAACCATTGTGTTAAGTCTTGGACCACCCAAGCCTTTTCTATTCCAGCGTTGCGACGCTTAACTACAACATAATGCAGTGGCACTTCCCCAATACCACGAGCCTTAGCGTAGTTAAGCGCCTCAACTTCTGCCTGTCTCCAGAACTCCGGCAAGTCTAGTCTCGCCGTGTTCTTGAGTTCCAGTATGTAGGTCTGTCCCGCGACAACTACTACTAGATCTCCTTCGTCGTCCTTGCCTGCCAAGCGCAAGCGCTCAGCTAGGACACCTAGACCACGAAACCATTTCATTACATCAATCTCAAAGGCAGCGCCTTTAGCCTTGTTGTACTTAGGACTAGCCACTGTACTTAGCCTGCTTTCTGTAATGAATCTTCATTTGTAAATTGTGCTGCTCAGACGCAGCTTCGCATCCTCTGTAAGTCTTATGAAAGTATGATGACTCTGTAATACCAGGTACTGGTGCGTACAGTATCTCATCATCCTCGTAAAGATTCATACCACAATTACCGCAGTTCTTTGCGTAGTTGTGTACTGCAAACTTTTTACGCTTCTTCTTTTCCTGTGTCATATACAGGATTCCCGTTCTCATCTATCTTAATCTTAAATACTTTGAGTTCAATCAAAGCCATAATAAGGTTCTGCATATCACCAGCAAGCTGAGTGATCTGTTTCTGTAAGTGTTGATATTCTCTGCTTGCCATTAGACCGCTATCTCATTTCCGTATTCATCTTCAGGGATATAGTTACCAGTATAACCGTGCCTTGCATCCCTAGCCAGCATCGCACCGTATGAGTTGTTGTCTGATATCTGGCAGTTACCGTAGCTCACCTTTAAGGTGGCGTAGGTCTTACCATCTGCAGCGTGTGGACCGAAACGGTTCTTTACTGCAGCTATCTTAAGTTCGTTGTACTCAGGGTTGTAGCCCAGTGTAAGTATCAGTGCTGGTAACTGACTGACCTTACCGTGAATAGCACGACGTGCTGGTGGTTCTGTTGGACTGCCGTACTCTGATTGCTCAGAGACGTGGTGCAGTACTAGAACACAGGCTTCAGTCTTACGTGCCATATCGTGCAGCTCCATCATAATTGCACGAAGTCCGGCCCATTCGTTGTCTGTCTCAGCAGCTACATTCATAAGGTTATCTATGATGATCAACTCAGGGGCCAGACCGTACAACTCGACATAAGCCTTAATCTCCAACTCGATATCATCGAGTGACGGACTGGAATCAAAGACCCACTTGATGTGCTTTAGCTTCTCAAAGTGTGTGTCGTAGTAGTGCGAATCAGAAGATAGATTCTGCTCCACGTTTACTTGGTTATGACCGGATGAGTGTGCTGCTGCTCTCATCATTACAGTAGTGGTATCAGTATCTGCTGAAAAGAATAGCGTTGGTACCTTAGCCTTAACTGCATAGATAAGTGCGAACATAGACTTACCAGCATTCGGTGCTGCTGCAACCATACAGACTTGTCCCCTTCGGAACTTAATCTGTTGTGCAGCTAGTCCATTCCATACATCAGGAAGAGGCGTTGCTTTGGTGAGGACTGTACCCCACGCACGTTGTAAATCAAGCAACGTCTTCCCCCCTTACCTTGATGTTACGTTGTTTACGGATTACTCTGCGGTTGCTTTCAGTAAGCCCACCCCAGATACCGTGTATCTCTTTGTTAATTCCCCACTCTGCACATTCCGCTTGATGTGGGCACGATAAGCAGATTCTCTTTGCCATAGCAATTTCTATATTGCCAAATGGTTGTCCTTCCTTTTCAGGAAAGAACAAGTCGCCACCTATCTCAGCGCAAGAAGGGTTCTCATAGAACCTTGGCTCGCGCATACATTAACGAACCCAGATAGTCTCACACTTGTCTGGCGCACCCTTTGGTGCAGCACACATATAACCCTGCCAAGGTCCACGTGCTGATGTGCCTGTCTTAAATGCCATTGGTCCGTGCTTACATACCTTTGCACCTGGTTCAGCTGGTGCTGATGCAACTGGTGTTGCATTGAATGCCTGTGTGATAACAGCGTTAGCTGATGCAAGTGCGTTACCACCTGATAGTTCTACAGATGTTGACTTGATAAGTGCAGCCACCATTGATAGGTCAGTAAGACCTGTCTCAAGATCCTTTACATCTGCAGCATAAAGATTGATAAGAGTTCCGTCAGCTAACTTGTAGTTAATCTGGAACTTTGTGTTTTCGTTTGCAGCCATTTATTTTCCTTTGTTAGATTTGATAGTTAATCTAGTAGATTCATTACCGACAACCTTCGGTACGAATCCTAGAAGTTTCTCAACTTCCTTTGCGTCAACTGTCTCACGACCTTTAACTGTTGTCCAACTGATTTCGATACCACTTGCAGTAGTACCAGTAGCTCCTTCAAGTGATGCCTTCAAAGAGTCTCGCTCTTTCTCCAGCTCCTTAATCTTGCTATCTAACTGTAAGTAATGCAGTGCGTGCTTGTCAACTTCTTCGTCCTCAATCACGACTTCACTAAGGACGATACGTTCTTTCTTAAGACCACCGCAACCCATCTGTTCTGTTGCGTCGTAGTACTGGCAGTAGTCCTTACAGAATGATTGATCCTTTTCAGGTTCAGGTAGCGTTGTTGACTTCTTAACATTGTCTAGCCAAGCCAAAGCAGCAAGTGCCATCGTCTCATCGTAAGGTTCTGTATGTACCTTGACGTCCTTCTCAGCACCATCTCTAGCGATAGCAACTAGGTTAACTGTCTTAACCTCGTAGCCATTCTTAGATAGTAGGTAGCCATAGACCTGTACCTGCCAGCGCTGCTGGTTAGATGGGAAGTAACTAAGGTTCTTAATCTTAGAAGTCTTCCAGTCAATGACAGCACCGGTACTAGGTACGAACAAGTCCACGTGTGCTTTCATATCACCGTAGGCAACCTCAGTTTCCACTAAGTATTCTTTACCTTCAGGGTCGATAGCACCAATAGCTTCTTCGATAGCTGCGTGGATAGCAGTACCCATAATGGCAGCCAACTTAGATTGGTTGTCATTGGTTTCAGGTTGTGCGTTTAGTCTGTACCAGACCTTGCGCTTACATCCACCAATCTCTGATGGACCAACCTGTGTCTGCTTACTGCGGTCACGACTTGCATCTTTAGAATGCAGTACGTGTAACAGTAATTCCTTTGGATCTTCTATCGCCATTTACGGTCATCTCTCCACTGCAACCAGGTATCGAAGCCGTAAGCTCCAACGAATCCTAGTAGAAAGCAGGTTAAGCAAAGAGCAATTATCTCTTTCATTGTTGTTCCTCATTTTCTATCGGCTTGCATTTGAAAACCCATTGTAAGAGCTGTGGGTTATCTTGTAAAGTATCTACGATGTGGTATCCCACTAGGTCGCAGACCTCTTCCACGTCAAAGCGCTTGCGGTTAGCAAGCAGCGACTCGTGGATAACAGCGTGCGTAACCTCGTGCATCAGCACGTGAATCATCTTGTCTTCAGGTAGGTTATGACGCATCGAGATCTTGTTGTATTGGGAATCTGTCATCCCGTAGCTATCTTCGTCGTGATGCTTATAGTCAATCTTGTACCTCTGACCGAATATCTTTACTGAGTAAATTCTAGGCATACTAATCATCCAAATCTGTGTTGTTGATACTAAGCCAATCAAGGTATGTGACCGTCATAACAACAATCCTATCACGGCGTGTCGCAAGACACATACTAGGCAAGGTCTGATTACAATATGAGCCGTAGGCGAATAACAGTAGCGGCCCTAGAAGGGCCGAGGATGTGAGGCCCTGACTATGCGGCTCCGTCTACCAACCCTGCGGAAATTCAGGTCCTATAAGGACCCCTACAATGGCCTTCCTGAGCCTTTCGGGACCGATTTAAGGCAGTTAGGACCACTCCACGTGTGTCCGTGTGGGTCTATGGTCTTCAACGTGGCAGCATCCTTTGAGGATTACGAGCTAGTCTGGTATGCACTGGATGCCGAATGCTACTCCTGCGGTAACCTAGTAGTCGTACCCTGTCCCCCAGATCGTGATGAAGCACAGACTTTCTGAGGTTAATGAAGACACCCGAACAGGTGTATGCTCCATCTGTGGACCTACTAAAGTCAAGATACGCGACGGCAGACTTAAATCAGTTACCAGTAAGTATAGATGTTACACAGTCTATAGACGAACTATTATCAAGAACAGATACCCATACGCGGTCCACAAAAAAGATTACTGTGAACACTGCAACTTCAAACCAATCCACATCAGTCAACTCGACGTGGACCATATCGACGGTGACCGATGGAACAACGACCCGTCAAATCTACAAACGCTCTGTGCAAACTGTCACCGTCTCAAGACCCATCTAAGCGGTGACTCCAACTCTGGTAAATTTTAGGGAACAAAAAATAGGCCCCCACTCCATTAAGGAGCAGGGGCCATTGGCCTCGCAGTCAAACTTTATTTCTTAGGTGTGGCGTATCCAAAGATGCCAGATAGAACTGCCCATAGAACTGCGCGGTAGTCAAGATCAAAGTTGCTAGATGCCCAAGCAGCAAGGAATGCACCTGTTGCTAGGATGATTGGGTTCTTCATATAGTCTTTCATTTTGCTTCTTTCTTCTTAGGTAAAGGCTTAACTGCTGCCTTCACTTTGTTTATTTTCTTAACGTCACCAAGCCAAGGAAACCAAGGCGAAGTGTCATTACCGCACGTCTCTTTGATGGAGATGTGAAGATGTTTAGTGTGCTTGTTAGAGCCGGTGTAATCCTTATTGCCCTTCTCAGGTGACCAGATCTTGCCGTTGAATATCAAGTACTTCACACGTGGGTCACGCTGTAGCTTGATGAAAGCAAAGGCGCAGTCGATGCCAAATACTGGGTCGTGTGTTATATCTACTGCAAAGCCTGAGTTGTGGTCAGAGTTTGGGTTCTGCTTGACGTGTGCCTTAGATGGGAGTAATCCATCACTAGCCTTCTTGCGTCCAGGCTTAAGCGCTGTAGCCTGACGAAGAGCAGCTATAGCAGCAGGTGCTGCACGCTTTGCTAATGGAATCATTTGCCACCTCGTTGAATCATAATCTGGTAAAGAATCTCAACCTTCTCCTCTAGCCTAGTGACGGAGTCCTTGAGGCTTGAGCCTGAGTTGGGCTTAAGTTCATTTAGGTAATGCTTTACTAACCAACGTACTACACCTGCAAAGGCTGTAACAATGGTTACTACCGCTATGGCTACTGTTGCGTAGTCTTGCGCCTGCATTATGCCGTCCTAATTGTTACTAGTAGTATCCCGCCGTATCCGCTGTAACGCTTATCGGTAGGTGTTCTGTTGACAAAGTCCATCTCTTCGATGAGGCCAAGGTATGTCTCTCCTGTACGAAAGTCTTCTACCTTAATCAAGTCACCCAAGTCTTCAATGTTCTGCATAGTCTGCAGACGGTTGTAGGCATAGCCTTCATAACCTGTAGGGTTATTGAACTTGTCCATCTCAAAGTCAAAAAGCATCAGTGGGTACTGGATTAAACGCTGACGTGGGATAGCAGGTAGTGTGTTGACCTGGTAGCCAGTAAACAAAGGACCCTTGGTGTTATCTACCTCAGAACGACTGAAGGTGAACTGGAACCCAAGGTACTGCTGCGCTCCGTTAGGATAGGAGATACCAATTTGGGTAAGGTCAGATCCCTGTGGGAATGTACCAAGTGTGTACTCGTTACCGTTCTGGTCAATAGATAGAACAGATAGACCACCGTTTGTTGTGTTAAAACGTGGTGTCATAAACTTAAAGATTTTATTCTCAAGGGTGTTGTATCGGATGTAACCGGTACGCATTATTCCTGCTGAAACCAATACTGATGCTGACTCAATATAAACAGCGCCATCATCTACACCGTTGCTAGCTGTACAAAATACTAAACGATTTGTATTGCCAGCAAAAGAACAGGATGTAGTAATAAAGCCAGTAACATCTGGGTCATACAAGTCCCAAGCGTAGGCAAAAACAAGGGTAGTTCCTACCTGTTGTCCTAGGTCTACACGTGTAACGCCAGCTGCCCCGTCTACACCAGTGGTGCACCATAGATACTTGTCGTATCCGGCTACGTCATAGACTGGTTGATCTGTTTCAAAGATAAGTGGACCGTAGGCAATAGAACCATCTTGGTCTGATACCTGTGCTACACGCAAGCCAAGGCTTGTGCCGATAGCCATATAGCCAAGGTAGTAATAGATTCTAAATACGACTTCACCTACTGGAAGTTCAGCTGCAGTGATAGCAGATGTCAGCGTAGGCATAGCACCTGATGAGTTCAGCGTGAACTTGTAGATGTTTGACTGGATACCGCCGTATCCTGATAAGTAGATTGCAGCACCGCTTGAGGTAATGCTAGTAAAGATGTGGTCTGGGTCCTTGTGTGTGTAGACCGCAGTAGGTAGAACTGTTGCAACAGTAGAGAACTCATAGACTGAGTCATTGACTGCCATAACAATACGTTCTTTGGTGTACTCCATAACAGCGTTAACAGCTACAATACCAGTAGCATTAAACATCAGTGTAGGTGATACCGATGAGTCATCTGTAAGCAGCTTCTTGTAGACGTGAATCTTCTTAGCGCCACCTGCAGTCTGGTTAGTTACCCAGTAGGCATAGGTTCCATCATCGCAGATAGCGAATACAGGGTCATCTGTACCAGCGTTGTAGTCGATGAAGTGGATAACGTTACCGCCCACGTCAATCTTATCTACGTCGTACTGATCCCATAGAAGGACTGCGTCCTGAGTTACAGCACCTGTTGCAGCTACTGATGTAACATTCGCTGCAGTCTTAGCGTAGGAGATAGTTGTAGCACCTACTGCTGTCAGCACATAGGTACCATCAAAGGTTGAGTCAACGTTGGCAACGTTTACTGTAGCGCCAGCCACAAGTTTGTGGCTACCGATAGTCAGTGTTGCTACGTTAGAAGTAAGAGCCTTGTTAGTTACAGTCCAGTCAGGTCTAATAGAACGTTCAATCTGGTAAGGACGCTTGTTAGTCTGCAAGTTACCAGTAGTTAAGTGTGCGCTATCTACGTCCTTGAGCAGAGTAATCTGTCCCTTTTCCCAGATGTTACAGCCCTTGCTGTATGTGTACTGGAAGCGTAGCGACTCATCCTGCTGTGGCTCATAGAACTTAATGCCTTGTCCAAGATGGAAGCTAGACTGTGAACGCAGCCACCAACCTGTGAGCGTCTGCTCACCTGGTTCACGTGACATATCCACTTGGTTCTTACGGTACTGGGCAGTTACTCTACGATAAAGATTATCGTCGTTGGTCTGTAAGAAAAAGGGTTGAGCAGCAAGTGCCACATCAAATGCGACGCCAGTTGCAGCGTATGATTGATTACCGCTTGGGTTAGATAACGGGTAAGGAATTGCCTCGGTTATATCGCTGCCGTATGGCATCTATTACTCCTTAGTTGTTTGTTAGTGCTGCTACTTCTTCGCCTGTAAGTCCGAGTGCTGCGAGCTTTGCCTGTGCTGATAACTTTGCATCTGCCTTAGCAGCCTCTGCTGCTTCACGCTCTGCTCGCTCAATTTCTGCAGCCTGTGCATCTACTGCACGCTGCTCGATTTCTTCTGGTGTAAGGTCCACATAAGTCTGTGTTCCCTTAGCAAGGTCTACGATCAGTTTCTTATCAGCCATTATTATTCTCCTATGATGATTACGTGTGACGCATCTGGACAAGACCAGGTGCAAGTTTCTTCGTCAAAGGTCACGGTGTCGTGGCACTCTGGCTTAGGTGCGATGAAAGCATCGCGTGTAGCATCGTATGTATAACCGATACCTGCATAGTTCTTACGGATGCGTGCGTTGTAACTGGTCTGTACCCAAGTACCACCAAGTCCCAACTCGTTAGCCAAGTAATCTTGGATACGGTGTTCCTGCTCATCCGGTACTACAAGTACACGAACGACTGTGTTGTTGCTATCTACTTCTGCTGCGTGAGCCATTTGTTTTCCTTTACGCTATTGGGTATCTAATAATAACAATGCCTGAACCACCGTTGCCGCCTAATCCACCAACGCCGGAGCTGTTGCCGCCACCGCCGCCGCCGCCGCCACGATTAGCTGTGCCTGCTGAACCAGCTGAAGGAGTAGCGTTACCGCCTGTACCACCGCCACCTGCACCGCCAGCGCCGCCTGAGCCGCCGTTGTAATAACCGCCGCCACCACCACCGCCTGCATAGGTTACTGCGCTACCTGAGTATGAATTAGATGTACCAGCACCGCCAGCGCCACCGTTTATATTTGTTACTCCTGAACCTACTGCTGAAGCACCACCGCCACCACCTGATGATCCGTAAGTAACTGATGAAGTTGCACCGGCATTACCTTGTCCGGAAGGTGAAGCTGCGCCAGCAGTACCGCCATTAGTTGAAGCACCACCAGAACCACCCGAACCACCGTTTACTGCTGCAAGAGTTCCACCTGCACCAAATCCACCGCCGGTTGACGTAATGCTAGAAAATGTAGAATTACCACCTTGAGTTCCTGATGAGGCAGATGCTCCACCAGCACCGCCAGCACCTACGGTGATTGTGTAAGAAGTTGCAGATACTGATAATGAGGTTCCCGTAAGGAATCCACCAGCTCCAGCACCGCCACCACCGTATGCGTTAGCACTTACATTGGAACCACCACCACCACCGCCACCTGCGACTACTAGGTAGTCACAAGATAATGAAGTTTGTGGTACGAAAGTACCAGTGCTATTGAATGTGTGAATCCAGTAAGTACCATCAGTAGTGATGTCTCCACCGCTAGCTTTTGGAGCAATCACAGGCGTTGTGCCTACTGCTGCTAGGCCGTATAGCGAGAAGGAACTATATTGAACAAAGTCAGAACCGGCGTCGGGTGTAAATGTAATGCTTGTAATTGCTGCTGTATTGCTCCATAAGTTGGCAGCAAATCCAGCATAAGCAGTTGTTCCATTGTTCTCTGAAACACCATCATTAGATGCTGACTTAAAATTACTACTAGTGTAATTAGGTATATAGAACTCAGCGTTACCAAATGTATTTGCTGTTGCATCTGTTGAAGAGGCTTGATACGCAAGAAGCAAAGAGTTAGATGCAGATGAAGCACTTGAGCCGTTGCCTTCTAGTCTTCGGCTAGACTCGTTTGTGCTTGTACCGTTAAACGATACATTCATAATATCTGTAACTGCTCCAGAACGAGTAGCACGAACAGACATAACAACCTTCAAATCGGTATAACCGGTTTGTGGGATGTTGGAGAATGTGACGCTTGCTGCTGAGTCATTGAGTTCAATGCGCTCTAAGAGTACGTAGTTAGCTGGCATTACTTTGCATACCTCACAATTACTAGACCGGATCCACCATTACCGCCTGTGCCTCTGCTGTTTGTAGCACCACCACCGCCACCGGTATTTGCTGTTCCAGCAATTCCAGGTGAAGCACTATTTCCAGCACCGCCACCACCATAGCCACCTGTTCCAGGTGTTCCACCAGAAATGGTGAACAATGAGCCACCACCACCGCCAGCAAAGTAATAAGTGCCAGACACATTCTGACCAAAACCTGTAGCAAGTGACCAAGAATTGTAAGTAGATGTTCCGTTACCGCCATTACCAGCAACGGTTCCAGATGTTGCATTGCCACCAACTGCTCCAGCGCCACCACCGCCACCGCCTGGGAAATTACCAGAAAAACCGCCAGAAGTACCACCGGCGTTACCTTGACCTGAAGTTCCTGCACCGCCGCCGCCAGTTCCAGCAGCACCTTCGCCACCACCTGAACCACCAGCTGAACCAGCACGAGTACCAGATTCGACACCGCCATAACCGCCACCTACTGCTGCAGTTAATCCGCCAAATTGTGAATTAGCACCATTGGTTGCACCGACAACTGGATTGCCAGAACCTGCTGTACCACCTGCACCAACTGTGCAAGTGTAACCAGTTGTTGTCAGTGATTGTGATGAAAGAAGTAGAACGCCACCAGCGCCACCACCGGAGTTGATACCCGCACCGCCACCTGCTGCAATCGAAAGAATGTCAGCGCTTAATGATTGCAACGGAGTAAATGTACCGGTTGATCCGAAGACGTGGTAGTAGTACTGGTCATCTGAGTAGATAGTTCCACCAGTTGCCTTGGCTCCTACTGAAGCTGCAGCGATGCCGTACAACGAGAATGTGGAGCCTGCTGCAAATGTATCAGAATCACAGGTAATTAAGATTGAAGTAATTGCTGCAGTTGAACGCCATAGTCCAACCATTGCGTCAGTTCCATTACCAGCACGATTTGCTCTTACTAAACCAGTTTTATAAGTTGTAGTATTGCTGTAGTTTTGAATCTGAACAATACGATTACCTACTTGAGTATTAGGTGTCGCATAGTAGTCAATGTTGAAATTAGTACGATTTGTAAACCTAGTAGATACAGCCGATGATCCATTACCAGAAAGAATTGTTGTTGAGTAATTTGTAGCGGTATCTCCATTGTATTGCAGATAAACATAATTAGCTGCATTTGTAGTAGAGATTACATTGCAGACTAAAACCAAATCTGTATATCCTTGTGGAATAGAAGTAAAGTTAACTGTTGCAGTAGCACTACTTACTGTAACTTTATCAAGTGCAACGTATGTATTGGTAGCCATATTATTTTACTCCAAACAATGAGAACTGTGTATATTGAACCCAGTCATTAGAACAAGCAAGAGTAATAGAAGTTACTGCAGAAGTGGAGCGCCAGTTACCTGAACGAATTCCTACCGTTCCGCTTGAATTGTCTTCATAACCCCAAAGGCTTCTAACTGTTTTATTTTTATTAACATTTGCATAATCTAAAACGTCAATAACAAAACCACCAAAAGCATTAGCATTATTATTTGCTGCTGTTTGATCCACAATTCTCATAAATGTAGTTGATGTTCCACCATTAGCGGTTGTAGACGAACCATTACCGTTTAATTGATGCCAAGAATAGTTAGAACCTGTGTCGCCGTTGAATTGCATATTTGTTTGATCATAAGAATATGCTCCTGAAGAGCGACTAATTCCACGTATCTGTAAATGTTTGTATCCTGTAGGAATGCCGCTAAAAGTTACAGTCGCTGCGCCACCTGAAGGTACGGTTACAGTAGCCAAAGCATCATAGGCACCGGCAGGTGCCCAAAGGTGTCCTGATATCTGGGATGCCCAGATTCCTAGAATTGGCATTAGGCAAGGTCCCCGATCACGGTGAACGTATTAGTTCCGGTGCAGACGATACTTGCTGCGGAGTACTGTGTACGCAGCTTGGTGCCTGTACCAGTAAAGGATGATGTCCCATCGTTAGCAATAGTTACCTGTCCTGCGCCAAGTTGCTGAATGTTTACAGTCTGGCCAGTAGTAAAGACACCGTTAGGAATTGTCAAAGTAATTGCTGATGCGTTATTAAGTGTGACCAACTTGTTAAGGTCACTTGCACCGATGGTGTATGTAGTACCAGTCTGAGCATTAAGAGTAAGGTTCAGTGTAGGTACTGCTGCTTCCCACGATACCGCTGTGCCGTTAGTCTGTAGATACTTACCAGAGTTACCGGTCTGTGTTGGGTATGTAGAAGGTGTAGCCCACTTCATTCCCTTAGCCTCAGCAGAGTCTGCTGTAAGGACCTGTCCGTTAGTACCTACTGCAAGGTTAGTTACAGTTCCTGCTGCTGTTGCAACAAAGGTATCACCCTTAGCAGTCAGCGTTGATGGCTGTACTGCAGTGTTAAAGTAATCTAAATCTGATGCTGTCAGTACGTGACGTACAATCGCACCTGCTGCGTGTGTGATAGCAGTTGACTGTGCTTGACCACGAATAACTGTGAAGGTATCTCCAGAGTTAGCAACAGCAAAGACAATCTCTTCGTTTGCTGTATCAGGGTCAATAGCCAGTGTGAACTGGTATGTGTTGGCAGGGGACAGAGTCACACCACCAAGAAGGGCAGAACCAGTACCCGCTGCAACGTTCATCGTTGTTTGGATGCTGGTCATCTGTGCAGATAAAGTCGTCTCTACTGAGATCGAGCTGTATTCACGTATCATTTGTTTTCCTTACCTGGTGTAGTGGACGCGAATTGGGAATCGGTCTTGAAGTTTGGTGGATTCTTCCTGCAAGCGCTGTTGGTACAGCGCAAAGACATACTTGGATGCTGATGCGCCAGCAGTTGATGGAAGTTTTGTATCTGCTAAATCTGCTTCAGCTGACGATAGGTTAAGTCTACCGGTATCAATGTAACTAAGGAGTCGGTATGCAGCACCAAGAGTAACGACATCTCTTGACGATTCTGGTAAGCCTGTAACAGCAGCAAAGTCATCACTACCGTTAGTGAGATTACTTGGGATTGTGGAATAATATACTTGGACCGTACGACCAGGAACAATCTTGTCATAGAGATTCACCGTCTTAGTAGTGTCGAATGCTGGAACGTTTGCCATTCTGTCGATACGCCAGTGGCTAACCGATAGCCATTCTTTAGATGGTCCAGGTGTCTGCCAAGAAATGTAGAGCACATCGCGTGCATCATCTGGTAGTGGGTATGCAATCTGTGCTGCGTTAAATGTAAATGTAGTTGAGGCTACTTGGAACAACTTAGGATAGAGCGAGTTAATAGTGTCGTTCAAAGCCTGTGAAATCATATTTACTGGGAATGTAGGTGTAAGAATTACACGAGCATTCTCTGCGTGTGGGCTTGGTGTTGTACCCATATAACCACGACCAAAGCCTGGTATGACATTCAGTGTCAGGTTCTGTCGGTCAAAGGAGTTGACCCAGATAAGTTCTTCGTCAATCTGCACGATACCTTTAGCAAGGTTATCGGCTGAACCAATCTTGATGGTTAGGTCAGTAGCGGAGATACCACCAGGGGTGGCAAGGTTTGTGATGCGATCTTGACGCAGTGTATAACCTTGAAGGTTAGTCTGAACCTCGTTGATCAGCTGACTGAATGTTGCCATCTATTTTGCTCCTATAGAATTGGACGTTACTTTGAAGTCTTTCATTATCAGGCGACATCTCTAACGCCTTAAGTCCGTGCTTTAGTGCTGTCTCGTAATCACCTAGTTGCCACGCACTAACTGCAACTAAATCATCTGCCATATGTCCCCACGCCCACGCTTCGGACAGGAACTCCATTGGCTTTGTATCAAAGGCTAGAGCTTGCTTTGCCACAAGGTGGCAAGGTGCCCAGTCTTTTTCTGTGTAGTAATAGTTAGCAAGTGCTAAGTAAGACTCACGACTAGCCCACTCTTCAGTGGACTTCATAAACCATTCTTCCGCTTTCTTGGGTTCAGCCTGTCCTAGTATGCGACAAGCTGCACTGCGTTCTTGCGGAAAGATTGACTTCTCTAAGTACTGCTTAAGTACTTCTGCACATCTATCAAACTCTTTGTAATAGGACAGTTCTCGTCCTAAGTAATACAAGTTTCTAGCGTCAGGGTTTTCCTTGACTGCCATCTCTAGTAGCGGTAGATACTGCTTACGAGAAGTCTCTTTGTTCTGATGATGATGTACTTCAAAGCCTTCAATAAATTCTGAAGTCTCTTCTTCATCCTTGTACCAGTGTGGTACTTCGTGTATTGGGTAATGCCATCTGATACCAAAACGACGGTGTACCTTAAAGCCGTTAAACTCTGTCAGTACGCTGCCATCTTCATTGAACGCTTCAATGCGCCGATACATCGGCCTGTCAATTCCTGCAGCGTGTGCTTTCTCTAGTGGCTCACGCCACCCTGGAGCTAGCACTTCATCTACATCTAGCGCTATGCAGTAATCAACATCTTCAGGTATTACTAATAGCGACGCATTTCTCGCGTCATCAAACCTAAAGGGATTGAGAAAAACTTGATGGACAGTGATACCAAGACTTCTAGCAAGGGCAACTGTTCCATCTGTTGATCCTGTATCTGTGAGGATGTGGTAGTCAGCATCTCTGGTTGATTCATACCAGCGCTCAACTGTCTTCTCCTCATTCTTACAAATTGTGTAGATGGCTATTTTCATCTTGACAGTATAACAGATTTATGCTATGTCGCCAACAATCAAGAATGTGTTAGACGCTGTGCAGACCACGCTAGCTGCAGACCATTTAGTTCGTAGCTTTGGTGATGTTGCTGTTGCACCTGCTGAGTTAATGGTGACGCCAGATCCCTGTACGAAGGTCACTTGACCTGCTCCATACTGGGCTACGTTAACCATATCGTTAGCGCTATAGACTGAAGGTGGCACTGTGACTGTAATTGCTGCAGCATTGTTTGCTGTAACAATTTTGTCCTTATCACCGATAGCCAGTGTGTAAGTTGTACCAGTCTGAGTGTTAAATCCTGTGAGGTTATTTCCTGTAGCACCTGTCGGTCCGGTAGGACCAGTTGCTCCAGTCGGACCTGTTGGTCCTTGAGCACCGGTAGCACCTGTTGCACCAGTGGCTCCTGCGCTACCTGTAGCACCAGTTGGTCCTGTTGGACCCTGCGCTCCAGTGGCTCCAGTAGGCCCTGTAGGGCCTGTGTCACCGGTAGGTCCTGTTGGTCCAGGTACTGTGCTTGCCGCGCCTGTAGCGCCTGTAGGACCCGTAGGACCGGTATCTCCTGTGGCACCTGTAGAACCAGTTGGACCTGTAGGTCCCTGTGAACCTGTTGCACCGGTAGGACCTGTAGGTCCTTGGCTACCAGTTGCTCCGGTAGCGCCGGTTGGTCCTACTGAGCCTGTGGCTCCTGTAGGTCCTGTACTTCCCGTAGGTCCTGTAGGTCCGGTATCTCCAGTTGGTCCAGTTGCGCCAGTAGCTCCTTGAGATCCAGTCGCCCCTGTTGCTCCCGTAGGGCCTGTGCTTCCAGTATTACCTGTAGGTCCAGTCGGTCCTTGTGCACCTGTTGCTCCTGTCGCTCCTGTAGAACCTGTCGCTCCGGTTGCACCGGTTGCACCTGTCGGTCCGATAGGACCTGTTGGGCCGGATGGTCCAGTTGGTCCTGATGGACCAGTAGCGCCAGTTGAACCTTGACCACCTTGTGGTCCTTGGTCTGCTGAAAAGATTACAGATGTCTGCGGTTGAGCAGATTCAATAATTACGATTGTCTCTGGCATTAAACCGTTACCCCCGCAGGTACTATGAACTTACCTTCTAATAGTCTTGTGACTGTTGGACCTGAAGTTAGTATTAAATCGTAAGCATAAGTTTCTGCTTTAATCAAAGTATCGATTGCACTAAAAGAAACTGTAACTACAGATGTTGTTGTGTTAATACTAATCTTGCCGTTGCCTGTTGTTGCTAAAAGTGTTGTTGTACTAGAACCTGCGAACGGGCGTACAGTCATAGTTGCTGTGTAGCCTGTGAGGTTCCAGTTAGTTCCGTCAGTTTGTGGACGGAATGCAAATGTAAATGTTGTAGCCTGTGGGCATACTAGGTTGTAGGTAGCTGTCAATTAGCCACCTCGCGTAGCGCTGCTGCTGGCTCTAGCTGAGTTGTACCAGCGATTGAGTTGCATACACCTGCGATGTCAAGCATCTTACTACGGTCTGTAACGCCGTTGATATAGTTGAGAACTCCTACTAGGTCTGTGATTGAGCCTAGTGAAATGCTCTTGGCTGCAGCCCAAGCCTGTGCTGCCCCTGCCTGATCTTTGTAATCCTGACGTGCAGGGTAGGTGCCACCGTTAGCAAGACGATTCAACTCGTCATTGAGCGTTGACCCATATGTTCCGTATGACACCTACTACCTCACTTCTTCTTTGATTGATTACGCTTAGAAATAGCTGCTGCTTTTTTCTTAGCATCTGCCTTACTAGATGCGCCCCACGCCTGTAGTGATAACAACAAGCGAGTTGGTTCTCCATTAGGCTTACGCTCTGGTCCTGCAGCGTTACCCATACGAGCAAGGAAGCTTGCTCTACGTGGGTTATCTCCAGCCTTTACAGGCGGTTTAAGGTTGCTGCCCTGTGCTTTAGCACTTGCACGTCCCTTAGCATTCAGACCACCCTTTGGGTTCTGTCCTTCTTTACGTTGCCACGCTGGAGTCTTTGCCATTACTTTACTTTCTTCTTAATCTTCTTGATGATCTTCTTATCAATCTTTGTATCTTCAGACTGATACTTCACCTTGCGGTGTTTTTCATCTTGCTTCTTAAAGGCTGCCTTCTGTGCAGGTGTTAACTTCTTGAGAAGTTTTGCATCTACCTTCTTGTCACCCTTTTCAGTGTAAAGCTGACGAGGCATTAGCCCATCTTCTTTCGCATACCCTTAACCTTCTTAAGGTTTGGGTTAGCCTTCACTGCTGCCTTCGATGCTTTCCTCGCACCCGCAGCAAGAATTGCACCGGCACTTTCCTTGGAGACACCTTGCTTCGCAGCAATCTTGGCTGCTACCGCCTTGAACCCTGGATGCTTTTTCTTCGCTGCCATTAGTTCTGCTCCTTTGGTGAAGCACCTGGAGCACCTGTTTCAATATCGTCATATGTTGCGTATCCGCAACCGCAAGAAGCGCACATTACTTTGTCACCGATTTCTTTCCGTGAGCGAAGTGAGCCATATTGCCCTTAGTTGTTTGTGACTGTCCACCTGCAGGCATTGAAGGAGTGATGCCACCCTTGTTTACTCTGTCGAATGGAACGAAGTCAGTTGATTGTGACTTGTCGCCTTTATCTGCCATCTTTATTTCTCCTTGTTAGATTGCGTTACCATCGAATGCAACACCCATATCATTTGATAGGCGAACTGCTGCATCAATATCTTTTTGCTTTGTTGATACTGGTTCAATACCTTGACGCAGTGCGTCATAATAGGAACCTAATTCTTTATCGTGAGCCTTGGCTGTAGGGATCCCGTCGTTACGAGCTGCTCCTACAGATAGCTGAAGTGTTCCAACCTTGCAGCCAAAGCAACCTTCTACTGGCTCTGGGTGCTTTTGCTTCTGATGTAAGTTCATACGATTGGCTCCACATAATCTCCGTAGCCTTCAGCAATAAGAATTGCTGCCTGCTCATCTGTAATCTCTTGTGTATGTCCACCCAAGATGTACCAGTCTGCATCAGCCAGAGTGTTCTGGTATGGATACAGTGTCTCTTCAATAACTCCGTTAATGTAAATCAAAGTTACGCCACGAGCAATGTCAGTAAGGAATGGGTTAATCTCACCAGTCTCAGTACCACCTGCAATACGACGTTGTGACAAACGTGTGTACTGGTCAGGCCAAGGTTTGTTAGCGCCCCAGGTCTGGTACTCCCAAGGTGTTGTTGCCATATATGCCATTAGTTCTCCTTAGTGAACTTACTGATGAGCAGGATACTTTTCAAATGTGTACCCTGCCCACCCGTCAATCAACTAAAGTTGATTATCCGTTTGTCGCTGCAGTCTGGATCTGGTAAAGAGCCGCTGTACGAAGGATGTTGAAGCCACCGAAGTAGTACCAACCGATGGTGTGGTAACGACGGAGTGCGTCAATCTGAGGACCGACAACTGTTGAGATGTCCTGTCCTTGTGCTTCAGCAAGTGCTTCACGTCCTGCAATAATCGCCTTGTAGACGTTTACTGAACCTGAGTTTGCTGCGAATGGAACACGAGGTGTTTCCACTACGAATGCACCTTCGATTACGCCGACTGCGCCAGCCACGAATGGTGTGCGGTCTACGTACTGTGTAAGTGCCTGGAATCCACCTGTACCAGTTTCAGCGCGAAGGTCGGCTGTCTGACGTGGGTGTAGGTATGCAGCGTAGAGTTCGCCGATACGTGGAAGAGCCTTGTTTGTACGTAGCTCTGTGACAGCCTCACGGATGTCCTGAACAGTCATCTTCATTGTTGAAGTGATTGTGTTTGTTGATGTCGCTGTTCCTGCGTAGATGATGTTTGTTGAGCCTGTGCCTGTGAGGACAGAAGCTACAACAGCATCGATTGAGTCTGCAGCGTTGTATGCGATGATGTCAGCAAGAGCTGTGTCAACATCGTTGAAAGAAGTCAAGTTGAGCTTCTTTGTTGTTGTTACGGCTGAGCCGTATTCGTTAAGTGTAACTGTAATCTGGTTTGGATTACCAAGAGCAATAGAAGATACATCTGATGTTTCTGTCAATGTAGATGTAGCCTGAGCTAGATCTGAATAGATTGAGAATACAACTGATGAACCTGGCATTGCTTGCTGTACCGGCTTAACATCTGCAAGAGCACGCATTACTGGAATGCTACGAAGTGCCATACGAACGTACTGATCGTACGCTGTTTGGACCAAGTTGCTAATAGCGGATGTACCGGTGAGTGTACCACCTGGAACTGCCATTTAGGTTATGCCTTTCGGTTGTTGGTTAGAGTCCAGACTGTCTAATAACTTCGTCCAGTTCTTCCTTGCTGTTAGCAGACATCAGCTTACGCATAATGTCATCGTGAGAATCAGGAGTTAAACCCTGCTCTGTAACATTATTCATACGCTTGTACGCTGCAGCGGTAGCTGGATCGACGACAGGCTGGTTGGATTCAGTAGCTTGAAAACCGAATACGTCGCCGTTTTCGTCAAGCCACTTAGACAAAGACTCCTCAGTTGGGTCTAAGTCCGATGGAATAAATTTAGCAATCTTGCTATTTACTCCGCGAGATTCGAGAACGTCTTTAATGTTTCGTTCGCGTTGTGCTTTGGATACATTCTCAAACTGGGCACGAAGCTCAGCTAGTTCTTTATCCTTCTGCTTTGTTGCTTTACGCAACTGTTTGACGAGATCATTGTTGCTATTAGACTCCTGTGTGAAGTCATCATCTTCGTCCTCGTACTCGAAATTGGACATAGTCCATCTCCCATTCGTTAGTTGAATCGCAGACCTCATACGGTTCTGGGGATCACCCGTATGGCTTCTACTACCGGTAATTGTTATCACTCCACTAGGCCGGTTGTTCTAGTGGCAGGCTTTATTTAGTATTGGCCAGCTTGACCAAATGATGCACCGTAAGTTGACTTGTCGCGTCCAAGTGCACCTACTCCAGAAGACCCACTAAAGGATGCCTTCTCAAGTGACTTAAGTTTTTCGCGCTGCTTGCGTGCTTGTTCTGCACCTGATGTACTAAAGACTTCAGACTCTGCTGTTGCTTGTGTGTATGGAGTCTGCTTGTAAATCTCAGCAAGCTGTGATGCTACTGGGGTAATCTCTGCAACTGTTGCAAAGCCCTTCTCGGCTGCAGCCTTGTCAACGCCATATCCAGCAAGTGCATTAGCACGTGCTTCCATAGCTTGAATCTGAGCTGGAGTTGATTCAGCAGTAATCTTGTTAAGACCGAATACGTTAGCAGCGCCTTGAATCTCAGCAGCTGTAACCTTCTTCTTGATATCTTGTAATCCCTTTGATGGATCAAGTGTGTAGGCAAGAATCTCGCCGTTAGTAATCTCTGGGTAGAAGGACTTAAGCGCAGCTAATACTTCTGGATTAGCATTCATTACACGCTTCTGTGCTGTGGAGATACGGTCTTCTAGTTCCACTGCAGAGACATCGTTGGCAAGTAACTTGTCAAAGCCTTCTTGCTTTCCATATTGACCTACTGTGTAGTAAGAAGCAGGTAGTCCATAGTTACGCATAATGTTCTGATATGCGTCTTCTTTGGCTAAGTATTCAGCAGGGCTGAGAGCTTTTAATCCTGCTTTGATACGAGTATCGTTAGCAGAAAAACGTGTCTTATATGCACCTGTATTACGTAGAGCATCTGGCATAGCAGATATAGATGTAGCCTTCATAAGAAGGTCTTTAGCATCTGTTACTAGAGCGCCTAGTCCAAGAGCAGTGAACTCATCTAAAAGACGCTGGTAAGCGTCCTGCATTTCTCCAGATGGACCAGTAGGTTTCTGAGATAGACCTGCTTGATAGTTACCTGTGACACTGCCACCTTGACCGGTGCCAACGCCTGCAGTTTCTTGTGTTTTAGGAGTACCTGGAGTTGTTGTAACTGCAGTCCCCGAACCGTTACCGCCTGCTTGACCAAAGGGAGTACCTATGCTGTCAACATAAGAACCGGCCTGTCCAAATGGTGTGCCCATAGAATCAACGAAAGAGCCTGCTTGTCCAAAAGGTGTAGCTGAAGGTTCTGTTATTTGCTCGTTAAAAGGTCCTGCTTGACCAAAAGGTGTTCCCATAGAATCGACATAAGAACTTGCTTGGCCAAACGGTGTATTCATAGAATCAACAAAAGAACCTTCCTGGCCAAAAGGAGTTCCTGTTTTAGGCTTATATCCTGCAGGAACGCCACCAGTGGTAAACGTTGGTTCATACTCGATAGGTTTTTTAGCCATCGTTACCCCATAAATCCAAAGTCACGTTTGACCTGACTGATCATATTAGTAACTTCATCGTTTGCTTCTTGTGAATACTTCCAACGGTTATCCTGACGGATAGCTTTCTTGTAATCGTAGAGTGACATTTCTTTATCAGGACCAATAGCCATACGTAGCGTTGGGTCATCTAAAGTAATTGTGTCTGGGTTAATGCCAAGGCTTGCTGCCATTGTGCGCTTATATGGAGCATAGATAGTTTCAAGGTCTGTACCTGCTGCCATCAATTTCTTAATAGCATCTGGCTGTCCAAGAGAAGCGATATCACGAATCTCTGCTTCAATAACCTTAAGGTCTTCGCCGTTCTTTACTCTGTCTGCATACGCTTGTACTTGACCAGGCTTGTAAGAGATGCCGTTGGAGTTAAGAGTATCTTCAATTCCTCTTGCAACAAGGTCTTCTTTAGCCTGCTTCTTAGATGTAAATTCAGAGCCTGATTTGATGATATCAGTAATAAACTGCTCGGCATTAAGTCCACCAACGGTCATACCGTTTACTGTTCTTAATGGGTTTGCTTTTTGAGCAGCAGTAAGTTTCTTGGTTATAGAAGCAATTTCTTTATCTGTTGCTTCACGACCTAGTAGTGATGTCACTACACTATTGATTGTTGCCTTAGCCTGAGTAGGGCTAGAGATGGTGCCAAAAGGTTTTCCTGAACCGCCTGCTGCTTTAATGGCAGCTGTCTCAAGGCGCTTCTGAGCAAGGAACTGGTCTACGCTAGTTATGTCCTTGAATGTGTTATAGCGTGCCTGTGCTCCTGTAATTGCGCTTTGATAAGCGCCAAGGAGTGTAGTTGGGTCAACTAATTCAGATACTAGTAACTCTGTACCAAGTGCATCGTTAAGAGACTGCGCTAAGAACTTACGCTCTGGACCAGATAACTTTTTGATATATTCTGGAGCAGACTTGATAAGTCCAGCAAAATCATCCGGCTTTAATTCTTTACCCTTTTTACCTTCAGGAGTAACTTTCTCCTGCTCGGCTACTACATTCTTTTCTTTTGATCTTGCTAAAGAAGCCTCGACTTGAGTTGTATCAAGTCCTGCTGCTTTCATTCTGGCAATCTGTGCTTCGACAGAAGCTACGTTAGATTCAGCAGTCTTCTTTTCTTTTGTTGCTGCTTTCTCTTGAATAGCAGGTTCATTCTTAGCAAAGTAATCCTTTGCCTTTGTCTCTACTTCTGCAACAGCAAGAGCTTGCTTGTCAAGTTCCTTTTGGGCAGCCTTAACACGCTCTTCGATTTGTGTAGCAAGTTGAGATCCAGCACTAGCAGGAAGGCCAGCCTTGGCTTTTTTCGCATCAGACAGCTCTGCTTTTGCTTTATCTAGCTTTTTGCGAGCAGCCTTGACACTGGAGTTACTATCAAGGTAACTCTTTTGTGTTACAGCCATCGGTTATGTCCTCTCGTATTAACGGAATAATGGTGCGAATAATGAGTTATACGCAGCAACTGCATTTGAATCTGCTCCTGCAATAGCCTCTAAAGTATTTTGTGCGTTCAAACGCAACATATCTTTGTAGTCTTGGGTATTGCCGGTAGCTGCAAATACTGATAAATCGCGTTGTGATACGTAACTGTCGTAGGTATCTAGCATATCCTTAAGAGTCTTTTGAAGGTTTGGATTAACTCTTACAGAACTATCATTAAGCATATTACGAAGGTCATCTAACGCACGTGTACGCTGGATAGCTTTAGCAGAACCTGCTCCAAGTTCCTCTTGCAAGGCTGGACGTGCACCCTTGAACTCATCAGACCAAGCCTGCCACTGATCGCGTATTACTCGCTTGGCATCTGTTGAGATTGTGTATGCCATTTGCTGGTCATACTCAGCCTTCTTGTTGTAATAAATCTGCTTATCTTTAGCAGCTGATACTTCAGATACAAAGTCTGTCAGTGTCTTGTTTGTCTTTAAGCCTGACTTGAATAGCAACTTATAGGCGTTGAAGTCAAATGAACCAGCGTTAGGAATTAGGAATGCTCCTGCTTCCTTGTACTTGTCAAGTATCTCGCGGTTCTGTTCAATCCAGTCAGTTGCCTGACCTACTGCGTTTACAGCAGCAACTGTAGTTGCTTCTGATTCTGAAATTGTATAAGGCATCTGATCTGGGAATAGACGAATCCATTCTTGAGCAGTCTTATCAATGCTACCGTAGCGTGAGCGAAGGTCATTAAACACTGCTTTGTAGCTTGTCTGTCCATTATCACGAACCCAAGAAGCCATCTCAGACTTCAACTCAACGGATGGTGAAGCTGGTGCAACAAAACCAAATAGGAATCTAAGACCAAGAACTGTGAAAGTAGAAGCCTGTAGTTTGTCCTGATAGGCTGCAATCTCTGCAGGAGATGGTGGAATTTCCATACCAGTCTCTGGGTCAATCTTAATCTTTAGCCCGTGTCCAGTAGCCTCAAGATAAGTTGCAGCCTTACGTGCAGCTGATGCTGATTGTGAGTTGCGCTCATCTGTATTGAGAGCTTGGTACAAACGGTTAACGTGTGCTGGCAGAACTGCTGAGATCAGAGGCTGGTCTACACCATATGCTCCAGTTAGGTACTGTTCTAAGTCTTTAACTTGAGGAATGATATTGCCGATAACCTTAATAGGTACAGCTGCTACTGGTCCAGAGAACGTTGGAAAGATTGAATCTGGGTTCATTGAAGGTGTAACCATCTTAAGGCTTCCACCGAATTCAACTGGCATTGGAGCCTTGAAAGCATCGCCTACGCCAAAAGCCTTCATTACCTTGTTCATTACCTTGTATACAGGTGTAAGACCTGGGTAGATAAAGTACTGCTCGCCTGTGCTCTCGTCAGTCTTGATAAACCCAGAGTGAGAGATGCCTTCATATGTAAGGCTTGCACGCACTATTGCTTCTGGGTTGTACTTTACTGTGCGGTAAATACGACGATAGAAGTCTTCAGTAGCACGATAGAAACGTGCAAAGTTACGACCTGACATAGCCAACTGGCTACGTACCTGTGGGTTATCCACATAGGAAAGAACTCTAGTCTTTGCCAAATCTTCTGCAATAGAAGTAATGTGAGTCATAGCGTAGTCGTGTGCTTTATCAAAAGCCTCACCTGTTTTACCATAGGTGATTTCATCGTAGATACGCTTAGCGAAACCGGTATCATCCATCTGCTTACGGATATCAAGCATTGCATCAATAACAATACCTTCACGTGAGAAGCGTGAATTAGCCTCACCCATATAGTCCCAAAGCTGAGATACTACGCTTGCGACCGTATTATCAGAATCACCTACTGGGATTAGGTTAGGACCTGAGATTGAAGCAGGATGCAAGTCTGCATCTGTCTTCTTAGGTAGATCATCTACAGAAAGATTCTTAGTTGAAAGAGTAATCTCTCCGTCTGGTCCTTCTCTACGAATACGACGCCATAGGTCTTCGTTAAGAGTGCCATCCTTTTTAGAGAATGTGTTAAGAACGTCTAGGTATGCACGCTCTGCGTGCTCACGCTTGGTAGCAAGACCACCTGAGATAGACTGGAAGCGCTCTGCTAGACCTGGGTTCTCATCAAAGTACTTGACCAAGTCATCAATAGCACGGTCTTTATCGTTAAGATGCTTAATCAATACGCTATCAACTTCATCGCTAGTATGAATAGCAAGTTTAACTAACCAGCCAAGGCGTGCTCTATCTGTTGCTACTGGGTTAAAGTCTGCAAAAGAGCTGCCTGATTGCTTGAATGTTTCACCGTTATATTCAATGGCACGAAGTTTGCCATATTGCTTGGTATCGTTACTAGCCTGAATTGTGTAGTCTCCACCACGTAGGGTGTTCTTACTTCCTTCAGATACATCTGAGAGAATCTCATCTGTTCTGCCATAGCGACCAAACTCTGCTAAGTACTTCTTGTCAGTATCTGACAAAGCACGAGAAGTTACCTTATTAGTAAGGACAGCCTCAGCCATTACCTTACGCACTTCTTCTACATTGTCGCCTGCTTCAGCAATTTTAGCCTGAAATTCTTTTACTTGGCTACGACCAACAAGGCGATTAACAAAGCCTAGGCGTGATTCGTAGAACTTAATCTTCTCACCTTTAAGGTTACGAAGCGCTTCTTGCTTTGCCTTAAGAGTGGCCTTAGCAGCATCAAGATCTTTAACTTCTGAACTAGCAATAGCTTGCTTAAGGTCTTGAATCTCTTGACCAAGGTTACGCTGTTGCTTAGTAAGACCAGCTTCTGCTTCTTTGAACTTACGAAGCTGTGTAGAAACGAGACGGCCCTTGACGATTCCCCAAGGAGAATCACCGATAGCTAAGTGAATCATAATATCTTCACCAGCGTTACGTACTGGGAACTTAGGACCAGCAAGTGTTCCTACCACCCAACCTGATGTAAGGTTTTCTGCCCACTTCTTATGTGAGATACCGACAAGTCGGTTGATAATTCCAGAGTGCGCTGATAGACGGTCAAGGTCAATAATAGATGGAACAGCCATATATGTAGACAGCTGATATCCGTGAAGAGCTAACTGCTGACCATCAAAGTCTGCATAGTTCTTAACCTGATAAACCTTATTACCAAGTTCATCAATAAGAGGCTTACCGTCTGCACCTAGTTTTTCAAGCACAACATCTGCACCGTAACGGTAGTCTAATCCTCTACCTGAGAACTGGTCTGCAAATCTCTTGCCTTCTGCAGTACGTGTAACCTGACGAATCTCTGAGATAGTATCCCAAAGACCGGTAAAGATTTGACGACGCTGACCTTCATCACCAGCAGCAAATGCTTCACGAATTACTCTTGAATGCCAACGTGTATTAGACAAGGCAGCAAGTTGATAAATCTTATCTTCTGCGCCTGGACCCATTACATCAAAGAAGCCGTTATCAAAGAACGGAACAGTTGTAAACTTACGAGCAAAACGATCAATACGACCTGCAATTTGGTTGTCAGTATAAGGAACTGCGCCACCAAGGTCTTTACCTCTACGGCGACCTACGTTAGCTTCAAGTCCAGCAATACGTTCTCTGGTTGCAGGATTAGTTAAACCACCAACAATGTCCATCTCTGGACCTTCAGCACCGTAGATTGCTCGAACAATCGCTTGGCCTACTTTGTCGATATTAAATACTTTGTCAGCAGTAGTAAATGTTGCTACGCGAATTGCACGTCCTGGACTCATTGTTGGAACAAGTGCTGTTTTACGAGCACCTTGTCCTGAGAGGATAGCCTTTACGTCTGAATGATTTGAAAGATAGGCTTTTGCAGTATCTGCATTACGTACGCCAGCTTCCATCAGTACGTTGATACCAGTATCACCAAATTCAGGAATAAGAATCTTTGCTTGTCTTACAGCTTCAGCGCCTGCTACTGGGTTCTTCGCAGCACGAGCATCTGCTATTTTACCAAGTGCTTCGCCATATTGATCAAACAAACTTGTAACGCGAGGGCTAGTAAAGATACGGTCAATCTGTGCTGGTATTCCAGCAGAAGCCATAAGATTACGGCCGTATGTGAACTCTTCTTTACCTAGTAAACGAAAGAGTAGAAAATCTCCAGCATCGTAGGCCTTCTTAGCCTTACCTAAAATAAGTGTTGGGTCAGCAAAGATACGATAGCCAGCATCTCCAAAACCGGAGATACCCTTGTATAGGAATCCTTTACCTTCCATAGATGCAGGAAGTACAAGGTTTGCTAATTGACGACCAGGTGAATACTTGGCTGCTTCGGCTGCAGCGACAGCATCGTTAAGGATGTAATCCTTGTCTTTCTTTTTAGAACCTATTGATGCAATCTCTTGTTCAGCTGCTGAACCTGTAGCAATGATTTCAGATAGTGTCATACCATTAGCAACCTTCATTGCTACGGACATCACATCTTTACCGTAAAGTTTTGTTGCGTTCTCAATACGACCTGGGCTAAATACTTTATCGCCTTTGTCGTTTGCAATAGCAAATGCTTTTCCAAGGTCAACACCCTGATCTACAGCAATAGCACCGGTACGATAAACACGGGTCATAAAGTCAGAGACTTCGTTAAGAGCCTTAAAAGGAAGCGCAATAGTTTGCTTAACCTTGTCACCCATATAGTGGGCTGCGTCACCTAACCATCCAACAGGGCTTTTGTTTCCCCCGAAGAGTGCAGCGTGAGCTGCTTGCTGGTCTGCTGGCTTTGCTTCAAATGCTGCTTTTGCCTGTGTCTCAGGAAGTGATAAAAGAGACTTGTGAGAATCTAGTAGCTTAGATAAACCATCTACTTGTTCTTTTTGCTTTCCTTTAATCCCTGCCTGGAGTGCTGCTGCGTCTAGGTTTGGGTTTGCCATTACATACCTCGCGCAAGTGCCTGCTGATACAGAATACCAATTTCACCTGTCTGGTCGTAAGGAATCATTTGAGCTAATGTATTAGAAAGTTTTTCTTGTGCAAACTGTGACTGCATTGCAAGTGCGTTAGAACCTGGACCTTCGCCCATATCAATACCTGCTGTGATAGGTTCGTCTGGACGTTGTGTTGGATCAAATAAACCTACAGCTGGTCCACCGCCACCTATTGGAACTTGTGGTGCCTGTGAAAGCATAGGTGATTTTGGTGCACGCTCTAGTGGGGCACCTGATTTGGCTGCATCGTAAGCGACGCCATCGCCATAAGATTGTGACTGATACTCAAGGTCAGTGCGCTTTGCGTACGGTCCAGGACCAGATACACCCTGCATAGGGTTCTTAGCGTCTTCAATCGCCATCTGTATTCTCCTGAATAGTCTCTAAGTCTTGAGCGAAATCATTCCAGACTTCATTAACTCTGGTTTCGCGGTTTGAATGATAAATCGAAAGTTCGTATAAAGATTCTGCTAGTCCTGTAATTGACCGCATTATGTTAAAGATAAACTCTGTTAGTAGAACTAACACATCAGTAGGGCGTACCGGACGTGGTACGTCATCGTTATCATTTAACACGTCCGGCACCCCTGACTAATAATTACTTGCTCTTCTTAACCATCTTACCTGGCTTTGGTGCTCCAGCATAAGGAATCTCTACCTTACCGCCGGATACTCTAGTTGCAGACCCCATCGCGCCTTCAGTTGGCTTTGACATTGGAGCTGGTGCTTGTGTACCTTTTTTCATATTTCACCCCCTTAGAGTTATGCCGCGCCGCCGATTGAAGCGAGCAATGATGCAATATCTGGTTTTCCTTGTGGCGCTTGTGGGCCACCAGCAGCAGGGGCTGCACCGCCAGGTTGTTCCATACTTGGCTGCGAGGCAGAGGCGGGAGCCATACCTGCTACTGGGGCTTGAGGTTGCATCACTGCAGCCTCTGGCTGAGGTTCTGGCGTAAACGCCTTCTCCACAACAGTCTCAATACTCATACCCTTTTGACGATTCTTAATCATCTCTGCGAAGGAAGTAATAATCTTCATTGGATCTTGACCTTGTGCCACCATCTGTGGGATAGCAAGTGCGGTCTGTCCAATAGCTGCACGAAGTGCATCGCGCATATCTTCAATATCAACCTTTTGTTCTTCTTGGCCGACGTTGATTTCAATAGGTAGTTCACGGCGTACATAGTCACGTGATACAAGTTTGTCTGAACGCATCTGTAGTAAAGCCACTGTTGCGTTGTTTGGGTTCATACCAGACATAATGCCGTAGCGAACATCTACAGTGTAGTCACCGTTGATAGCCTTAGCAGGGTTGTACTTGATTGTGTATGGTGTGCCGTCATCGACGCCACGAATTTCCTTGACCTTGTTACCAAAAATCTTTTCGTCAGTCTTAAATGCAACACCAATAAGCTCGACAAACATACGAGCAAACTGTGATTGTGCTGCCTTGATCTGTGTATCAAAGCCTGCCTGTAGCGCCTGAACGCCACGACCTGTAACGATAGAAGCATCTGAGTTACCGCCACGTGTTTCTGGATAACGTGCACCGGTACGAAGTTCACGCTCTAAGACTGCTGACT